TGTTGATTCTATGTCTCCAAATCCGTTTAATATTCCTAAAACTCCTGATGAGAAAGTTCCTGATATGTTTGTAGCACCTTTAATCCAAACTTTTCTATAATTAAATTCATCTGTACCCCAAGCAATTTCTGCATTTGATACATCTCCTACAATAAATTTACCTGTATTACCATTTGAATCAACGTGCCTAAATGTATGAGATACTTCATACCAAGTATCTTTTTGTGGTGCATATTGACCTGTAAACCATTCAACTATTTTAATTGCAATTTCATCACTCCAATAATTAAGCTGATGATATAATATTTGACCTAATGTTCCAAAAGAAGTTATTCCCGGTGCATTTCTTAAATCTGCATTTACACTTAAAAAACTAAAAGTAAAACTACCTGTAAAGTCTGTATCTACATACCCTGTTAATAATTGACCATTTAAATTGTTAAAGTCATTTGTTATTGTTGAAACTGTTGTTGTAGTTTGTACAGAAGATAACGAATCAGCAAAAGCGTTTAACGTATTTGTGTTTGTTCTTGCATAAAATCTCCAATACAAAGTAGTAGGATGTGTTAATCCTATCTTTTCATAAGAAGCAACAGGAGGAATATCAAATTTATTTAATGTAGTTGTTACATAAGGTACACTAGAAACAATAGTTTTTAATACATCAATGTCATCACTAGAAGTAATGTCGGTTAATGAACTAGAATATAAGAATCCATACTCGTCTATTTGTGAAGTATCTCCTACTTTACCTAATGCAGTAACTTGATAATTAAAGTGTACAGTTGTATTTGTTGGTGCAGTTATTAAATAAGGTGCTATTGTTGGCTTTGTAACAACTAAAGGAACATTTTCATATACAGGTGTTGGTTCATTAATAGGAATTTCATTTGGTACTACTGTGCTAATATCAGGTATTGTAAATCCACTATTTAAATTTGAAGCATCTGCGGTTAAATAAGTTGTATCTGCTAATGATAATATTGTATCTACTGTAATTCCTAATGATGCTACAATAGATAATGTATTATATGTGTATTCTTCAAATATGTTATTTAATTCTAAAGTGCTTTCGTTGGTTTCAAAATTAGTTGTGATTTTATTTATTCTATAAATGTCATCAAATAATATTATTTTATCTGATAGTTTTAAATCAAATAACATACTCATAGGCAAATATGCCTTTACATTTGTAAGTCTTTTTCTTGGGTCAAACATATCCTTAACATAAGTTTTGTAATATGTTTCAAACAATGTCTTTTGATTTGGTGTTCCTGTGTATTCGTCAAATTCTTCATTAAAGTTTAGATTGGGTACACCTGTACCAAATACATTAAAGTAACTTACAGCATTTAAAGGCATAAATGGAGAGTTTACATCTATTCTAGCACCTTCTAAGTTAATAGCTGCTATTGGTGTTACTATTGGTTGTGCTGCATAAAACAATAATGGTTCTCCTAGATAAGGAGATTGACTTTCATCTACTGAATAACCATATTGTAAATTAGTTTTGTTTTCTGTTAAAGCTAAATTGTCGGTAACATATAAACGCTCATATTTAAAATGCTCAAATGGTAATTCTATTGTGTAATTTTGACCATCAAATTTTTCTCCATCTTTATATGATAATGCACCCCATTCTTTGTTTGCTATGTCTTTATGATTTTTAGCTAAAAAAGATTCTGTACCTTTATACTTAAATTCTAATTCTTTAAATGGTAATACATTATCTACTGTATTTTGAGTTTTATCAACGTGCTTTGTTATGTCCCAAGTTTTATTACTACTTGAAAAGAAAGAATCTAATGTCTTTACTTCAATAACACCATCTGCATTTTGAAAAGCAGTTAAGTTAAACATCTTAAACAATCCTGTTATAAAGTCTATAATCTTCATATCAGGAATTATAGAACTAATACTAACTGTTTTACCACCTATCTTTTTTTCTGCACCTCCGCTTGTTGCTGTAATAGATTTTTTAGTTTTTAAAATTCCATTTGGATTATCTTCTATTGTAATATCAATATCGTAGGTTGAATCAACTAAAGTTTCTATAAAGAAAGTGTAAGTACCATTTGGTATTTCTATATTAGTAATACTTCCTGTGGTTGTTCCATTTGTAGTTGTTCCTGTTAAGTCATCAAATCTTTGAAATTCTTCTCCATCTTTTTTAATAACTAAATTGTATAAACTACTTCCTGATGGATTTACATTTACCCTTAATTCTCTTTTTGATTTATCCTCATTAAATTTATTTACAAATGAAGTACTAGAAAATCCTGATATGTCAGAAGTATCTCCAATAATATTAGATATTCCTGTAACAGGGTATTGAGCATCTTGGTCTTGAAACAATTCTCCTTCTTTATTATGCAGCCACATATAAAGATTGTAAAAAACAATATTGTCTTTGCTAAAAAAGTCTTTACTAAAAGTTAAATTGTAGTTTGGATTATTTTCTATTGCTTTTATAATAGAATAAATTCTTATTGCTGGTTTTAATTCTGATATTGGAACTCCATAATTGCTACCTACGTTTGTTGCATATATGTTTTTAGTAGTATCTGTATTTACAACTCCTGAATCTGTATCGTATATTAATCTGCTTTTTGTTGTTATCAATGGAAATATAATGGCATCTTCAATAGTTTCAGTAATAAAGTCCACATCTAAACCATCTTCCATATAGGATTTAATGTTAGCTGTGTTATATTGAAAATCAAGATAATGTAATTGGGTTAAATTGCTTAATTTATCTTCTCCTAAAGTATCTTTTAAGTTTACAATATTACCATAAAAAGTAAGTTTGTATGTATGTGGTTCATTGTTTTTAAGCTGTACTCCTTCTAATTTTATTTTACCATCTTTAAATGGTTTATAATTCATATAAATACTAGCATCTACTTTTTTACGAGCATCAAAACCAACTATATTAAACCTATGGAAGTGCTTAAATATTTTGTTATTATTTTTAGATGCTGGAACATTAAAAGTTCTAGTGTAATCAGTAAACACTTTAGATATATCCCTTATATCTTGTATTGATTGCGTAAGTGTTATACTTTCATCTTTAAATAACTCAACCTGTTTACCCCCTATATATAGTTGTATTTCTACCATTAGCGTACATTATTTACTTTGTCAAATGCAAAATCAAAGTTTATTGTGTAATCTGTTAGTTTGTCGTTTAAACTTGTTTTAAATTGTAATGTTTTACTTGTTGGTATTACAGGTAGTGTTTTGTTTTCATATCTAATCCAAACATTTTCACTTAAAAATAATTCTTCAATAGTTTCATTCATACTTTCTTTTATAAACCCTGTATTTAAAACTAAATTGGTTTTACCATTTACATTGTATCTTTGTGATTGACCTTCTGCTATTGAATAAGTAGATGAAGCATTAGTAACTGTATTACGTTTAAAAGTTTCATCTGATACATTAAGACTTTCAATACTCTTTTTAAAGAAGTATAAATCTTGAAAAGCACCATATTTATTTACAAACGTAATTTTAAAAGGCGTGTACTTTGGTTCACAAATATTAGTTACACTAATTGTTTTTAAAAGTGTAGTATCATCTGTATCATAAACTTGTATTGTAGAACTATTGGAAGGTATTGTAACGTACTGAATTTTTTGGTTTGTATTACCGTTATCAGTTATTTGTGTATCAACTGCATCAATAGTTACTTTTCCAACTCCTTCTGCAAATATTGGTAATTTACCTTCTGTATTTTCAGGAATATAAATATCATTTGAACTTATAAGTACATCTCTATCTAATTCAGGGTTTGTACCATCTTCAAAATATCCATAACCATCTGTTGCTATAAATGTAAATATTTGTGGATTAGAATAAGTGTAAGGTTCGTCTGCTTGATTAAAATAATTTACAATAGCAGTTGCCCATCTAGTATGACTTATATAATCATTATTAAATGTTACATCTAAATAATCACGAACCAACTCGCCAATCTCTAAAGTTATATTATTGTGAGTTTCTATTCTTGTTTTATTTATACTATAATTTGGTATAGAACTGTAATTGCCTTCTAAACCTTCATAAATAAATAAATCTAATTGTATTCTTTTTAAAGCCATAATTATAATATTGCACCTTTTCCATCTCCACCACTTGCGCAGTTTCTTATTTGTACGTCTAAAACTATTCCTGTCGCATCAATTTGTATAAGATAAAAATCCCCAACTCCTACACCGACAGAATTAGTGTTTGAAGTAGAAACACCATAATAATATCCTTTTCCATTAAAAGGCGTTCCATTTTTACATATTTTAGTTCCCATTAATCCTGTTATCGTACTTCCTGTTGATTGAACAGTTGAAGTTGTTGTATATGTATTATCACAAAAATTATTTACAGAAGTTTTTGCAGCAGATAAATAAAACGTGTTTGCTCCACAATCATCTATTTCAGCGGGTTGAATTAAATCTTTACTACACACTATTGTAGAACCTGCATTAGAATAACCACTAGGAACTAATACATCAAAAGAAACTGTTCTTGCAGTATCAACTGAAACAGGAGAAAAAGAAGATGGTGTAAAATCTCCTAAAGTACCTTTACTAGCAACACCAATATAAATACTACCCCTTTCGCTTATAGCTTGTTTTGTAAGTCCTGCTATTTCACAAGTAAACAAAGGGTCTATTCCTACTGATGGTTGGCTAAATGTTTTATCACAAGTAATCGTAGCACCTGCATTAGCATATCCACTTGGTACTGTAATGCTAAATGTTAATGTTACATCTCTTGCACTACCTGTATTATTAGCAGTAGTTGTTGGTGTATATCCTGTAATCGTTCCTGTTGTTTGTGGGTTTGTTACAGTTCCATCAGCTGCTATTGCACCACCTGTTAATGGAGAAGTATTACAATCGTATGTTGGCGCACCTACTACGTTTATTGTTACACTTATTGATTGAACCGCTGTACAAGTATTTGTACCACTATCATAAGCACTAGCATATAACGTAATAGAACCACCTATTACATTTGAAGTAATTGTAAGTGTTGAACCACTTATAGCAGTACTAACTAAAACAGGATTTGAATTTGTAATATTATATCCACTTATAGGATATGCACCTTGAGTAAAGTAATTAGACAAATCAATATCTACACTATTGCCACCACTATTTAAACTTTGTGAAGGAATAGAACCATTTAAAGTAATTTCAGGTGTACAAGCTGTTGGTGTTGATAGACCTGCTTGTGTAGCACTTGTTCCACATTCAAAATATACATCTTCTGTATTTGTAAATCCTGATGGTATTCTTATAGTTACATCTATTGTTCTTACAGTATCACTACTAACTGTTGCAAACTTACCATCTGCAAAATCTCCTGCTGTACTTGTATATGAATGTACAATACCATAATCTGCATTAGGCAAAGTAACCACTCCTTGATTATCAACAGAAAACCCAATTAGATTTGCAGTAGTACAATCATAAGTAGGTAATGGAACTGTTGGTTCTGTTAAGTGTAAATAAAACGGACTTCTAACATTTATTTTTGTACTCATTTTAATCTATCTTCTTTTAACGTAAAGGCTAAGAAATCTTCTACGTCTAAGCCAAAACTATTTATTAATTCATCAGGTAACTTTTTAAATCCTTGCTCAAATGGTTTAGTAAAAAACAAAGATGGTTTAATACCTTTTCTGTATATGCTTCTTGCTATTAAATATCCTATTGTATTATAGTTACCTTTTTTATATTTTCCTTGTTCGTCTCTTAATCTTATGTTTCTACTTTGCGCCCATTGTGCTAATGGTTTAATAGGTGGCATTTTAGACTTATAACTATAAGGTGTATTGTATTTCTTTTCTGTACCACTTACTCCTTTGTCTTGGAATATACCATAATCTTCCATTTCAAAGTCTACAACAATAGAATTAGGCATAACCTTTATATTACCCTTTAAACTGTTATAAAGTTCCTTAGAAACGTTCTTATTGCTTTTAGACAACCTTGTACGTGCTTGTTGTATAACAAAGTTTTTAAATGCTTCTAAAGCTGCTTCTGTTTTTTCTAGTCGCATATTGTCATATCGTTTTGTACTACTACATCAAATGTTGCTGCCCAACCTGCTAATTTGTTTTCAAACCTATCTACAAATGGTTCACAACTTACATCTCCTTGTACTTGATACAATTCTGTGTATAAGTCTCCACGTTGTAATATGTTAATGATTCTAGTAAGTAAGGCTAATTGAGTATTCAATACATCTTGTTCGTTATCGTTTCCTACAAATATATCAGTAGTTTCTGCTTTGCTTATATCTACAATATCCATTGCTAATATAGATACGTTAAAAGTAATTGTCTTACTTCCTACTGTTGTATTGTTTACTATTATATGTGATAATGGAAATATAGTTTGTTTGTTTAAATCCACATCATCTAAACTACCAAACGTAACTGTATTTACAAATGGCTCTGCTATTAAAGCATCTTTTAGTTTATCCGTTAAATTGTAAAAACCTTTCATCTACGTTTTATTAATTGTTTTTCTAGTTCTACTTTATCTTTTTCAAATGCTAAATACATTAAACATTCGTGCACGTTTAGTTTTGTAATGTTATTAAACTTGGTAACATCCCCTTTAGCGATTCCATAGACCGATTGATACCATCCCCATTTATTCCCAAAGTTTGCTTCTGTTGAGTAGTCAGTTCTTTCTCCGTTACCTGCTCCAAATAGTTCAGGATAGTTTGTGTTAACTCGTTGCTTAAATTCCAAAAAAAAACCATAGCAGCAAATATTACATCTAAAGGTGCTTGTTTCATTGCTTCGGCATTTACCATACCGCTATATTCTTCTATTTGGTATTTATGTCCTTTACTGAATGTTATTGGTCTATATAGTACACTCATTGCTTTGTGCATTGTTTGCCAATCTCCTAAGTTTTCGTCAAGGTCTATATATTCCCCAAGTGTCATATCATCTAGTACAGGTATAAAACCCATTTTAACGCCCCCTAATTCAAAAGTAGGTATTAAGGTATGTTTGGTATCAAACACTTTATTTAAGTGCATTACAATCTCTTGTACGCTTTTGTATTTAATTGTTGCTACATCCTTTAAATCAAGGTTACAAAATATCTGCACCATCTTTTGAAGTAAGAAGGTAGTATCTTGATTTTCTTTAGTGTTTAGCTTTTCAAACTTTTGATATTGACCTAAAGTAATTTCTTTAAGTGTATCAGGTACGTTTATTTCAATCTTCATATATATACAATAATTTAATTGCTAATTTGTATAAAAGGTAATAAAAAGAAAAAGGTAACATTTCTGCTACCTAATTCCCAACCATACCCAAATGAAAAGTTTTAATGTCCTAATATAAATCTATTGTATGCGTATTTATATGCTTCTTCTATTTTGTTTTCTAATTCAATACTGTTTTGCTTGTAGGGTATTTCTTTTCCCTTTATTTTGGTCTTACCTTTGTAGTCTATGTAAAGTGTAACTTCTTCACATTTGTACCCACCTTGTTTAGTAGGTTTTTGCACTACATATATTTCTTCGTACCAACACGCTTCTCTCATTTTATAATCCTCCAATGATTCTAACTATTGCATCACTAATCCAATCAAATGCAACTAGCATATTTAAAAATAGAACTAAACTTAATGCTCCACCTATTCCAACTGCTGCACCACCTAATAAAACTTTTACCACTTGCTTTCTGTTTTCTTTAGCAATCAGTTCTTTAATCATTGTGTATTCTGTTTTGTTTTCCATAATATAATTATTGGTTAATAAAAGGGGAGTTGCCTCCCCTGGTTGTTATGTTAAATTGGTTAAAACTTTACTGTAAAGTCTTTTATTAAGTTTTCTATTTTAAATCTAGTGTCAAAATCTACAGGATAAAAGTCACATAAACTTCTGAATCTTAATCTAGCCTCTTTGTTAGTATATTTACCTTGTGATAGTAATCTTACAAATGTTTCTAAATCTTGTGTCATTGCTTTCATAATTTCTAGTTGTTTGTTTTTGTTTTACTCTGTAAAGATATAAACATTTTTTTAACTACAAAACTTTTTTTTACTTTTTTTAATAAATAAAATATTCCCCTTTGTTTGGGTTCTCTAATTGGTCTGTTAATACATACCTAGCTGCATCTATACAGTCAGGATGCTCCCCTGTAGGTTTTTGTAGTGTGTTACCTTCTTTGTCTTTTGCCCATACATATCCTGCTAATTCACGTTTAAGGTTCTTACTTCTTGCAGTTACATATATTTCGTTTTGGTTCATTAGGTTTAAACCATATACTACTGAATCCCTTCCTTTGCTTACTCCATATACAGAATGTCCATATGCTTGTAGTTCTGCTATTGATTTTGGTTCAGCTGAATCAGCTACAATGTTTTCTTTTATATCTAATTGAGTTAAGTATCTACTTATATCCCTGTTTAACATTCCTTTCTTATATAGAACCTCATCATAGATATACGCATCATTCCATTTATATAATGCAATTAATGTAGTAGGGTCTACTGAATAACCAAAGTCCATTCCATAAGCTAACAACCTTGATTCTTGTGGTAGGTTATCTATTTCTTTCCAATCAGGAATACACACACCTTCTAAACTTCCTGTTTCTCCTAATCCATATACCCTCCACCAGTTTGCCCAATAGGTTGAGGTTTTAGCTTTCTCTTTAGCTTTCTCTATTTCTTTTACAATAGATTCAGGTAGTGCATCGTTATCCTTGTAGGTTAGTGTAATGTAATCAGTATCTTCTTTACCTATCAATTCTTTATCTACCCAAAACAAGTTACTTGGATTATAATCTAGCCATATATTTCCACTTGTTCTTACTGCTAATTGATTGTAAGCATCAAAGGGTACGTTGTTACACTCGTTTATATATAAGTCTGTCCTTCTTGCTCCACGTAGTTTATCTGGTTGGTCTGTACTAAAAAACTCAATATAGCTACCATTTGTAAATATGTATTTTAAGGTACTTTTATTGAACTGATTATCCTTATACCTATTAAGCCCTTTAAGTATGCCTAAGAAGTCCTTTAAAGCACCTCTACGAAGATGTGGTATTGATTCACTTACTACACTAATTTCTTTACCCTCATTTTTAATGGCATAGTCAATAAGCAGACAAAGGATTGAAATTGTTTTAGAAGCACTTGTACCACCTTTAACTATTCTAATCCTATTATCTAACTTTCTTAACTTTTTTAATGCTATGGTTTTTTTAACCTGCATCAATCAATAAATAATGGTAAATCTTCGTTGATAGTAATATCTTTAGTTTCTCTTGGTTTTCCTGCATAGTAATTATAAAACAACTGAACATACTTAAAGTCTTTCTGTTCTAATCCTTTTTGTAATGCTTCAAATGCTAATGGTTCTAATGGTGTTAGCTTTTCTATAAGTGCAACTTCATCAGCTTTAGGTTTTCTACCTGCATTTTTATTCCCACCGTTAAACTTTCTTTTATCCATAATCAAAAAATATCATTAATGATTCTACTATAACAATAAGATTTACATTGTTTTGTTAATAGAAAATTATATTTTCCCTAAACTAAATCAAATTCTCCACTTGCAATTCTCTTTGGTTCGTGCTTTTTTAAACGTGCTTTTAAGAAGTTATACTTGTTTAATAGTGTATCGTATTTTTTAGCTTCTTCTACTAATGCTTCTGCAATTTTATTGTTTACTATGTAATTATGTTTTTCTTCTAGTTTCTTGTATTCTATTTCATAATATCCTTCTATTGAAACAGCTTGTGTAAAAAAATCAGGGTTTATTTTTGCAGCGTGTTCCACTCTTTTGTTTAGGGTCTCATAGTCTTGTCTTAATTGTTCATCATATTCTAACCAATCTTTTATGTTTTTTAATGAATGTAATGCTGTTGCGTGGTCTCTATTCATTGTCTTACCTATTGCTTCTAAACTCATTCTGCTATTATCCCTTAATAGTTTATAATAGATTGCACGTGCTTCTACATACTTTCTTTGTCTTGTTTTTAAATCTATTTTTAATTTATAAAAATCTTCTACTATCTTTTTAATCATTTCGTGGTTCATTGTCTATTTCGTTTATTGTGTTAATTATTTCTCTTATTGTCATATATCCTGATTCGTGTATTGCTTTTAATATTCCTGCACACGCTTCAAACTCGTCAACCTCCTCATACATATCAATAGCTTCTTCAAGTTCTGATATATCTTTACCGTTTGCTATATCTATTAAAGCAAGTAAGTAAAACTCTTCTACTATATCTTTATTCATTTTTTACAAATGTGCCATTAACCATTTTACCTGTTCTATTTATTATTATGTTATAAGCACTATCGATACAATCTTCTATTTTTAAATTTTCAAGTTCTGCTAGATTAGTTAATACAACTACAATATCACCTATAGCATCTATTATTTCTTCTTTATCCTTATTAAGTAATGCTTTTGCTAGCTCGCCCGATTCTTCTTGTAGTTTGATGTATTGTGTTTTAGAATCTCCTTTATCTAGTATTCCTTTATCTTTCGCCCACTGTCTTATGTTATCAAAGATAGTAGCCGTAGATGTTTTGTAGTAGTGCCACAAAGTTTCGTTGTATATATACATTGGTAAATTAGGAAATTGACTTTTCTTTAGTTTTTTTTCTATAAAATCTTTTATGTCTTCTGTAACTTCTACTTCTCCAAAGTCTGGTAAATTAATTGTTTTTAAATAAGAATACTTTTCTTTAAAATCTTTTTTTTCAAATACTTTTTTAAATGTTGTAGTCTCTTGTGTGATATGTAATTCTTCCATTTTATTTACGTTTAGTTTATTATAAGGTGTTCTATCTCTTTTGTATCCGTATTTGTCTTGCATCTCTATTTCTTTGTTTGATGCATCATTAATATCTGTTGTTGTATATAATATTTCATATTCTCTTACCCCTTGCTCTTGTTCTACTCTTTTTTTTAATCTATGAGTACAGCCTATTTTATTTGTTCTAGGTATTCTATATATGTAATAAATTTTCATATAGCTAAAGGCGCTTTTATTAATTTATTTGATTTATAATTATGCAAATAATAATCATCATAACTTCCTTTTAATTCTGGAAGTTTATAAATTTTATTTTTAATATATAAATTTACTTGTTCAATATGATTCTCGTAAAGGTGTGCATCTGCTAAATTTAATCCTAATTGATGAGGTACTAAATTACATTGCTTAGATATTTCAATTAAAAACAATGCTCCAAAAATTATATCATACGGCAAACCTAAAAATAAATCTGAACTTCTGAAATGCATTGCTAAATTTAACTTATTATTACTTCTTACAAAATTCATTTGAGTATAGCAACAGGGTAAAGATTGCTCTTTTAAATCAGAGGGATTCCACAAAGTAATAACAGCTCTTCGCGTATTGTTTTTTATTTCATTAATGCAATATTCAATTTGATTTATAGAATTATTGTATTTTTTAATTTGATGCCCATACACTTTTCCTAGCTGCCCATTAACAGCAAATTCATTCCACCAGTTAATATTATTATCTTGTAAATATTTCAAATCCGTACGACCTTCATATATCCATTTAAATTCAGCTAATGCCTTTTTAAAATATATTTTTTTTCCTGTTATTATAGGGAAACCTTCGTTTAAATTAATATTAATATTTTGATTAAATAATTTTAATGTATTTATTCCCGTTCTATTTTTAGTGCTTTCACCATATTGTAAAGTGCGTAATAATAATTTTTTATATGTTTGTTCTAAATTATTCATTATTTTTAAAATTATTTAATGCTGCTATATATCCCACTGCATCTAACAAAGTGTCTTCTTTTAAGTTATAAGACATCCTACTTATTTTTAAAGCAATCATACATTTGTAAAAGTCTTCTGCAGTAATTTTTTTATTACATAATTCAGTTGCTACTATTGCAGCCTTTTCCATTGAATCTTTAAATGGGCCATACTCTCTTTCTTTTTCTTCAAGCCTAAGATTAATAATTTTATTAGCTTCTTCTAATATATTCATAATATTGCTCTCATTACATATTGGTCTAAATCATTGTCTTGTTCAAAGAAGTACTTGTAATTGTCTACTGCTTGTATAAATTTCTGTTCGCCTTTTGCTATAAAGTCATCAGTGGTTTCAAATATTCCTATGTCAGTACTTGCTTTGTCTATTACTAGAAAGGTAAACTTCTTTTTGTTAAACAGTCTTAGATACATATATGCCTGTAAGTCGTAACCATATTTATCAGCTGACCATTTAAAACTTGATAGTTCAGCGGTAGTTTTATAGTCTATTATTGTATCGCCTTGTATGATATCTGCTTTACCCCTAAATGGTAATCCATTTAACATAGCTACTTCAGGTACTTCAAATTCACTATCGGTTAGTAATTGTAGTGCTGCTTCATTTCTAAATATTGCATCCGTTAGACGCTCTGCTGCACTTCTTTCTTTTGTTAGGAATACTTCCCCATACTGTTCTTTAGCTTCCTTATATATCTTTGTGTTCTTTGTGGAAGCATCTACAAAGTGTAATTCATCTATTTTGTGTGGTTCTAATACCATCCAATGCGCTAACTTACCCGCTGCTAATGCAGGACTATCCCCATTAGGGTCTCCATACTTTATTACGTTTCTATAAGTCTTTGGACTTTTGAGTATCATTTTAAGACTTGAACTGCTTAAAGCGTGTTTGCCTAAATGAAAATAGTAAAAAGTGTCATCGTACATTTGTGCAAGGATTTCTTCCTTACCCCATACTTCTCCATTTAATAGTGTAATCATAATCTTGTTATTTCTTGTTGTTGTTCGTTACGTTTGTTTAATTCTTGTTCGCATCTCCTGCGATATCCATTAAGTTGTGTAGGGTCATTTACTACCCTTTCTAGTTCTTGGATAGTGTAAGATTGATAAAATAGTTCTTCGTACATAATTGTTTTGTTTTTGTAAATATAAACAATTTTTTAACAAATACTACTTTTCTTCTTTATTTTTTTCTAATTTTTTTTCAATTACTTCAATCTTATTTAAAGCAACCACTAATGCTTGTTGTACTAGTTTAAGGTCGTACTGCATTTTTACTAATGTTTGTTCTTTCATTTCTGTTTTTTTAGTTTCTCTATATATAAAGTAGCATCCATTAGTTCTTCCTGCAAGTGAGTAAGAAAAGCATAGAAACCATCAGGACTATCGTGTAAAGTTGTACCATATTTTATAATACCATCCCTTGAACGTGCCTTATATTTATCTATTACACTTAACACTATCGGGTCTTTAGGTAAGTTGTTATAAGAATATCCTGTGCTATCTGTAGACCACTTACCATCTTCCATCATTTCTTCGTACTTCTTTATTGAATCACTCATAACTATTTGATTTATCTTTTATTGCTTTTACTATCATTGCTTCAAACAATCTTAAAATTCCATATCCCAAAATAATCTTAAAGACCAACATTTATTTTTGTTTGTAGTTTATCAATTTTTCTTTGTAGTTCAGCTATTTTACTTTCAGCTTCTCTAGCACGTATAACTGCCCTTGTTTTATCACTTCTATATTCGCTTAATGATTGTTCATATGCCCTTTCATTACTAATTAAGTTGTGTACATAAAACCCTACTTCTTGCCACGCATAATACATATCGTTTAAAGCTTGATTCTCTGGCTTTAGTTTTTTAGATTTAACTATATGCTCCCCAATTAAATTAAAGTTTGTATAGTACTCTGCTTCCTTGATATTGTTTAGTTTTTTATTCATATTCTTTAAATAATCGTTCCAACTTCTTCCAAACACCGTTAAGAAAACAACTACTACAGCTTGTTAATTCTCTATTGTCTTTAAATACTCTATTGTAAATAGATAATAGTTCTTTTTGCTCAGGTACTGTAACTTGATTAATCTTTCCAATACGTTCTGATAAATAATTGTATTCATCTTCTGTAAAGCATAAAGGCTTTTGGTATGGGAATATATGATTCAATGTTTTCTTTCTTTCATCACACCCACAGTCTTCTCCTGCTAAAAACTTAACCGCTTTTTCTATTCCAGTTGCTTTTGTAATCTTTGCAACGGTATCTCCAACACCTTCACTTTTATTAGCGTGGTTCTTTTTCCATTCTTTGTAAGCCTTGCTTCTTTTGTCTCCTTTAAATTCTTCCATAATTTTTAAATTAATTCGTAATCATTATTTTTGTAATCTTCATAATCTTCGCCAAACTTTTCTTTTAATTCTTGCTTTGCATTTTTTAAAGTGTGGTATATACTTACCCAACTTATTCCTGTTTCAGCAGCTATACCCCTTATACTTAAATTAGAATCTCTGTAGAGAGTAAACAATTTCTTCTCATACCAACGCCAATTATCTATATGTTCGTCTATTAGTTGGCATATACCATTGTATGCTACTTGCTCATCCATTTCCGAATAGTCTTGAATTTGTAGGGTAGATTCATTATCATCAATATAAACCTTTTTAATTCTTTTCTTACTATTATAATATTGGAAATAAACAGCACGAATAGTAAAATAAATATAACCGCGACTGACATTGCCATTCTTAATAATTTTGTTTTCATCTGCATACTTATACAGTACAAGATACATCTCCTGTACAAAATCTTCAGCATAATTAAATTCGCCAAAGCTATTCACTATTTTAATCCACTCGTTATGTCTTTTAAAAACTATTCCGAGCCATTCTGTTGGTTTATCCATATTACAGTTATACTAATTACCCCTAACAAACTTTGCAGGGTGTACTCATCTCCTTCTGTATATTGTTCTTTGTGATATAAAAATCCAAACATCATTCCTTTAATGGGACTTATTATAATGTCAGCACCTTTATTATGTCCTATAATAATAAAAATAAATGCCACAATTAATAAAAATCCTATTACTATCATAATTGAAAAGTCTGTACTGGTTCTGTATTATGCATTAAATCTTTTCCTAAAAATTCAAATCCTACATTGTTTGTTTTCATTTTTAAACTTACAGGCTGTTCATATGGAGTAGGTCTTGCGCCTGATTCATTTTCCTTAATTTTTTGTACGTGAATATGACTATACATCCAATCAGTAGAATGAGCTACATATCTATGCAATGTCCATACATCATCAAACCTTGCCGAAACCTTTGAACCACCTTCTGCATCACTCATTGCTAATGGTCTTGTTAATCCTTCAAATTCGTGTCCTGAATGATGAACCTGACGTAGTGCAGAACTGACACCGTGCATATTTACACACAATTGAATATCATTTTTTCTACTAAATATCCTTAACTCGCTTAATACTTGATAGTCGTAATCGTGGCTGTTCCCAACCATCTTTAATATTGCAGCATCTTTTGATAAAGAATTATAAGGGTCAATAAGTAAACCATCGTAATTCCAAGCATCTTTTACCTGTTGTGCTTCTTTTAACAAACTTTTATAAGTATATAAATCTTCTACGTCTATAATCTTAAACCTACTATTTGCCCATTCAACCGCATTATTAATCAATGTATCACTTGCCTTTTGTATAGGTTTACCCATATAAAATTCAATAATCTTTCTTAATATAGATTCAGGCGTGTTTTCACTTGACCAAATTAAAAATTTAAGATTGTGCATTTTTGCCCATAATACATAAAAATAAATTAAGGTTGTGGTCTTACCTACGTTTGCGTGTCCTATAGCTGCTAAGGTATTTCTCTTAAATCTTATATGTTCATCAATCTCGGGTATTCCAATTCTTAAACCCTCCTTTACCCTACCGTACTTTATGTCTAATATTTTATCCTGTAGTTTCTTTGCTTGTGCTATCATATTGCTTGTGTAATTTGTTTGTACTTTTTTTCTACTTCTTTTGAGTTTACTTCTCGCTTTTCTACTTTATAACCTGTAATTACATTTACGTTGTAATTCCAAAAGTCATCAGGAAAAGGGGCTCCTTCTTTGTATTGTTTCATATAAGGTATAAAAAAAGGGGGTCGTTAAACCCCCAATTAAATTAAAATGGTAAATCTGCCGTTTCTTCTCTTGCAGGTTGTTGTTCGCTATTGGTAACATTTCCAATATAATTGGCAATTTTCCAACCGTTAATACTATTGTAGTACTTTCCGTTATACTCATTGCCACGAATATTAATAGAAACAGAAACAGGGTTACCTACCTTAAAGTTATTTAAAAGTAAAGTTTTGTCTCCCATAAAGTCAATAGCAATATCTTGTGGATACTGTTCAGTTGTTGTTACTACAAGCTGACGCTTTGCCCATTCTTTTCCTGCTTTAGACGTTCCCGTTTCCGTGTCCTGAATTAATTTGATGTTTCCTGTAATTTCCATAAATAGTTATTTTAATTGATTTATTATTATATTTAGTTGTGTAATATACATTTTTTATTTTACAGTTTTGCGAGTTCATCAGCAACTTTTTTAGATACTTTGTATTTAGTCTTAATTGCATCTATTGAACCACCACCTTTAAGGTATTCTATTGCCTTACTGTATTCAGGTGTGTTAGTGTTTAACCATTTTAATTCTTCTGTTTTACCACTTGCAGCATTACCATCGTCATCTTCTGCTTGTAAACCAAGTAAAGAACCCAATGTGTATCTTCTGTAATAAGTAATACAACTTCCTAACTTCTGTGGATCTGTTATTTCAGGTAGTTTTAAACCACTTATAACGCCCCCTGTTCCATCTACACATATTAACTTGCTTACTACCATATCTTCCTCAATTGGTTGCAATAGAAGTAATCTATGTTTGTTTAGTAAAGGTTGTAATTGTTTAATAAGTGAATTAATGTCAAAATACTTTGATTTGTAAAATGGGTTCTTAGCATCTTTGCTAATCGTTCCAATCTCTTGCTGTAAGTTAAACAGCTTTTCGTTAATACTTGTTTCTTTGCTCATTGTTCTGTTGTGTTAAAATTAATTGATTTTTTAATTGTTGATTTTCGTGTTGCAGTTCTTGTACCTTGCCATAGATTTCTGCATATTTTAATTGTTCCATAGTGTAAAGTTATAAAAAAAAATTAACATAACAAAAAAAAGGGTAAGAAATTAATCCTACCCCTTTCAAACAAAGAACAATATACAAGAAAAAATCAAGTAATCTTTTTCAGCTTTTCGCTGTAATCGTTTATCATATCTTCTAATTCGTAGTTTGTAAACTTGACTATTTCTTTACTTTGTAAATATAATACATTTGCAACTTCCGAACCTAAAAAAAGTGAATATTTATATTGTTCTCCTGCTCTATATACATTACAAGCTACGCACTGGGGTTTTACATTACGTTCATCCCAGCGTATAGAATAATGTTTCCTACTCATAAAGTGTCCCGCTTGAATTTCTTTCCAATGGAAAGTCTTATTGCAAGTAACACAAGTACAATATCCATTGTTGTCCGCATTGCTTCTTCTTATGTATTGACTAAATACCGTATCAAGTTTCTTAACTAGTTTACTTCTTGTAGGTTTTTTAGCTGTTTTAGGCATTGTCTTACGAATCAAGATGATTTAATAATAGTTTACCATCCTGCTCATTAAAACCTTTAATTAACTTATACAAATGCTTACTATCTGATTTAACTTTATTTTTTTCTGATTTAGTACTATCAATACCTAAGTTAGTATATGATATAGCATCTAATTCTAAAATACTATCTGTTCTATCTTTTACAGATAATTGAAAATCTTTAGCAATTTTTTCTGCTAAATTTCTTATTGTTAAATCTTCTGACATTTATTATATATTTAGTAGTTAATATTAATTACATTCCCACTACCCACCAAAGTTACTGCGTTTTTTTTTAAAAATCAATACTTTTGGTAAATAAGTTATAAACACTATCTTCCTTGACCACGATATTTCTTAACGTAGTTTTTAGAAGTTTTTAATTGTGATTGCTTGTTTTTACTATGGATACCCTTACGTTTAACTTTAACGTTTTTATAGTTAATAACTATTTGCTTTGCCATTACTTATGTTTTGAATTACCAAATACTTTTTCAACCCCACGACTACCGAAGTAACCTCCAATAACTATTGAAAGTAAACCTGTAATAGAATCTAAAGGATAGTTAAGATACCATCCAACTACATAACTAACTGTAAGGAAAACTAATGTTAATGGTCTAACATTAGAAGAAAGCCAAGAACCACTACGTGCATCTGCTACCCAACGTCTTGTAGTGCCATCTATTTCAGCACGTTCTATATCAAGTTTTTTTAAGGCTATTTGTTTATCTTCATCTGACATTTTAGAACCCCCTATAATGGCTTGTATAACGTTTCCTGCTAAAGTATCTCCTGCAACTGCTTGTACAACGTCAGGTATCTTATCTAAAAGGAATTGTCCTACTTGGGTATCTTTAAATTTCTTTTTGTCAGACATAAGGTACTTCCAACTGTATTAGTAAGTCCAAACAGAGTTTGATTTTGAATCGTCTGTGTCGCAGTGGATAAATCCTTTTGCAACTCCAATACGTTTAAATCCTGCTCTGATAAGTGCGTTAAGTATAATGTATCTTTCATTCCCACTACCGACTGCGATATCTGCTGCAACTCCAATAAGGTGGCTTGAATTGGGTACACCTCCAACTGCTTTATTGTGGTCTGCTGTTCTGTAACCACTTGTGATTTTAAAGGGTATTCCTGCAAGTTCCCTTGCGTGTTCAAGTTTATAAAGAAAGTTAATATCCATATTCTTACCCGAATTAGGTAAAGAAGGACAGTCAAACTCTGATAGGGAAAAGTAATTAAAGTTCATACAAATATATTGTATAATATTTTCCAAATAAGAAAGAAAGCTACAATACCTACAAAGATTACTTTGCCTTTGTCAAACATATATTTGCTTTCCCAATTAGAAACCACCCAATCTTTGGCAGCTTCTTTTATTATTGACCAATATTTTTTTATCATCTTCTTTTGTCTTTTTGTAAATACTCAAGGTCTTTCATAAAATCTCTCATCTCTAAAGTAATCTCTCTTACTTCAGCTTCAAGTTTTCTCTGATTTTTCCAAGTATATTCCTTTTCGTTATACTTTAGCTTTTTAACCTCCGCTGTGTTAGTATCTATCTTGGCACTTAACGTATAGTAAGAACCTATAATAGAAGCAAACATTACAGCAATAGTAATTATTTGTGATATACTAATTGAAACGTCTGCTTTACCGTCTCCGTCTAAATCAATCTTTGCCATTATTTCAGTTTTTTATATATTGAAATTAAAGTATATCCGATAGCTAATACTAAAGATACTGTTTGTAGTATTGGGTTTGCTTCTGAAACACTTAACCCAAGTGCGAATATATTAGTAAAAGCTATCTTCAAATCTTGCATTATGCTATTGCTAAATAGATGTATGTATTAAATGAGTTATTGAAATAATTACTATTAAAAGAAAACCCGTCAGATTCAAAATCTACACTATAAGTTGTCGGACTTAATATTGTATCGGGATGTAATGTGTTTGCCTTTGCAAAAATATTTCTTGGGTCACTTGGGTTTCTTTTGTCATCAAGAATATACCATTCATCAGTATGAGTATGTGATTTTATCATTAAAAAACTTGGCTGAAATCCGATAGTTTGTTTATTTCCCGCTCCATTTGAACCTACATAACTACCTATTTTTTGAACCCCATCAACCGAATGGAATGCATAACCAAAAGAATCTTTACCATTTGAATTGACGGAATTGTCCGTACCTATTGTAAAAACACTATCCGTTGGGCTTGTATTTGCAAAATATTGTGAACCAAATTGTTTTGAAATTGTTTGATTTATACTAAGTCGATAAGTAGGCCCTATTGGTTGCGCATAAACACTCCAATCATAATTTGCATCTTCGTTCCCTATTATAATGAGTTCAGGGGCTTGACTAAGCCCGTGTCCAACTGTTGCGCCACTCGTACCATTTCCTCGGTATTTAAAAATACTGAATCCGTTGGAAGCCGATACTGTTGAAGCAATAGTCCCGTTTGTGTTTGAATCTGTCGAATTACTAGCCTTCCAACACCAAGCGACATAAGGTTCACCACTTACATTTGTCCAAGGAAAAGAATATGCATCATTTAAGGTAAAACCATTTGGATCAAAACTCATTAATCCATTAATTGTTGAACTGATTGATTGTGAAGAAAATTTAGCTCCTTTTGTTGCACCCCTAATTATATCATAAATAGGATGGTGAACATATTGATTTCTTGAAGCAATCCAAACAAAATCAGGCTGAAAACTTAATGTGGTAATTGGATTACTACTTCCCGTTCCCGTATAAAGAACGGTATCAAATATAAAATTATCAGCACCCGAAGCACCAACTTGGTCAATAAGTCTTTTATTTAATCCCATTTATATAAAATTTGGAAGTTCGTAATCAATAACACTTGCCTTTGTTGTTAAATTATTAATTTCATTTTCTTTTGAAGTACATTCTATACGAAGTTGCGACCTTTTGTCCGCGATACTTTGTGGAACAGAAATCCCTTCTTGTCCTCGTATTATATACCAATCAGTCTTTGCAAGTTTTGAATTGTACAATGATTTAAGATTTTCAATCTTTTGTTCTTTTAATTCTGCAACTGTTTGGGTATATGTTCTTGATTCAACGGGATAAGTGAACACTTGATTGTCAGTATCAAAATAAATGTCGCCAAGTTGTTCAGATTGTTTTGTTATTGGTCTTACAACATCGTAAAATCCAAGACCTTTTAAATCTTCATTTGACATATAATTTACCCCAAGGATATTTCCCCAAGTTTTTGGAACTGAATTGTAAGTCTTAATTGTACCGTTTAAGTTTATTCCTTTCATTTTTTTATATTTTTAAGATGGATCTGTGTCGCTTACGTAAGTTGCAACCGAATAAATTAGAATTGCATCGGCATCGTTGTCGTCAATACATATTACTTGAATATGGTTTGAAGATGCACCATCGTAAACACCGCTACCCGCTTGGTTGATTGCTGAAGTTGTGAAGTCATCCGCCATTGTAATGGTTTGCGCTCCCGTTACAAGAATATCAATCACTTGTCCCTTCTTAATGTTTTGAATGTTTAATGTCGTTGCACCGGTAAGTGCTGAAGTCAATTCAAATATTCCATAAGAAGAAGAATCCAAGTTAATTGTTCCACTTGTTGTTGCAATGTCTTGTTTCGCCGTAAAACGTGGTGCAAGTTCATCGTGGTCAACAACATCATTTGCTATTGTTAGCGCACCCGCTCCGGTTACATCACCTGTATGAGTTGCATTGTATTGATTTATCGTTCCTTGAGCAATGTCATCTGAATCTAATACAACTACGCCTGTTTGCCCATTTACCGAATCTACGTCCCCTGCATCGTCTGAATACAGTTCTGTGAAGTTATCATTCACCTTGTCGAAGGCAGTTCTTAAAGGGTCTCCTGTGCCATCATTAGCAACTGTACCAATATTAATTGTTTGTTTAGCCATTTTTTATTTTTTTATTCTTCTGTTGCATCTGCTGTATAAATTGTTGTGTCCGCAAAAACATTTGTATCATCGGCAGATAATAATAAAACTCCTGCCCAACAAGTTGGTGCTGAATATAAAGGTATTGCATCAGTAGTTTCTGCTGTATCGCCAAACCACGTAGAACAATATATCTTTCCCCAATTTATGTTATTTGCCATATTTAATACAATTAGTTTTTTTGCTTTTTGTTATATAAGCTAAGTATTGTTTTAACTTATTTACGTTTTCTTCTTTTGGTTTGTATTTTAAAGCACCCATCCCTCGAAACTTGCATCTTTGTCAGGATATATATCCTCGTTATTATTTGTATAGTATTCAGGAAACTTTGAACTAGCATTAAAACTCATATAAGATATAAATCTATCTGTATAATATTGTGCAATATCACGTTCTTTTTCCATTAAGAAATCTACTTCTTCTTTTGATACGTTTTCAGCATTCTCTGAACTATGCTTATAAACGCCCTTATTAGCGATTGTATATGCTGCAAAGGGTAAGTATTCAACCATTGCCCAATGTATCAACATAGGCTTTATATAGTCCGTTACAAGGCTTAAATAATCCCCTGTCAAAGTACTATTTGTAATTTTAGTTTGTATAGCTTTTAAAAGTTCAGTTCCTACATAATTTTGGATATGTACATCTTGAGCAATCTTTATGTACTGAATAAATTTATCAGTATCTACATTACCATTCATTGCAGTAAACTTTACTACGTCTTTTCTAGTTATTAATAATGCTTCTGCCATTTTTTATTTATTTACAAATCCTTGATTAGGCATATCCTTGGGTCGTTTTGCCACTTTAGGGTCGTTTGTTTCAGGTTTAAAACCTTCCTTTTTTGCTTTGTTTACACTTACTTCTGCATTTGGATTAGTTGCATCAGGTTGTACATCTTTAGCCATATATGTTTTACGCATCCAAAAATGATGACAAGCACCACCTCCTTTATAAAGCCAAATATCATAAGTAGCTGCTCCGCTTAATCCCCAACCTGCATTTACAGCTTTAGTACTCATTTGTGTAATATCTTCTTTACGATAAATCTTTTTAGCACTTACCATTTTCTTACAAAAATCTCTACTGTTTGCTTGTGTTTTTAATGGTGCATATTGATAACGTACTTTAAAACGCATATTATCTGCTTCTCCATCTTGTTCACTTTTAGCATTTGGTCTCGCGGTTCCTGTTGAAGCTAAACCAATCATTTTATCTAATGTTTCTTCTTGGTCATAGTCTACTTCACGTTCATCTACTAATTCCCAATTTTCTAAATCTTCTTCTTCTCCAAACTCACTAAGTAAATCAAACATTTCATTGTCGTCAAAACTTTCTTCTTTAGATAATGTTAGTTCATCTTTTACTCCTGTTTCTTCTTCACGTGCTTCATCCGTAATAGCATTATCAGTTTCAATAAATGCTAAAGGTTGTAAAGTCTTAAAGTAAAGTTTTAAACTAATACCATTAACCGCTAAAATATCGTCTAGGGCATCACAAATTAGTTCTTGATAAGGTTTTATAGTTATATTGTCAAAAAGTAGCGCAGCGGTCTTTATTTCGTCTGCATTAGAGCCTAAACCATTGTTTTCTGTTCTAATTCCTAAAAGTAAAGGACTTGTTACCCTGTGTGCTACAATTAACTTATTAGAACATTCATTTGAAAGGTACTCGTAGTGTTGAGGTGCATCGTTTAATGGAATGTCATCAACAGTAGTTTTAGATTCTGCATTATTGTTAAATGCAATTACTACTTTTTCTCCACGTGCTCCTGTCAATTTACGCATTACATCGTTCTTGACTTGTATCTGTTTTTCTTTATCAGGTACACCATTGTTAAAGTTTACTACCTTTGTACCACTAAATCCATTTTGTACATCATTAATAAGGTAATCAGATACTTCACTTTCTAGTTCTGCATAAGCTAAACCACCTTGATAATCTACAGGACAATAATAGTCATATCCTGAAACATATTTTTTAATAATTTTTATTTCAGGTTCAGTACCATTTCCGAATCCAAATGCTGCGATTCTTTTAGGTTTATCACTTCTTTTAAGTTTTGCCCAATCGTGATAGTAGTAGTATGCTTCTATTTGTCCATCTTCATTACATTTTTCTGCTCGTAATGTTTGTCTTGGAAAATGCTCTCCTTTTACTACTTTTTTATCTTTGTAAAGAACCTGTATAGAACCTTCTCCTAATAATTTTAAATCAAGTGTTATTTTTCTTAAACAACTATCAGAAAATATAGAACGCATTGCAGCGTATTCATTTGGTTTTTTATTACTATCTAGTGCATCTAATCCTTTACCATAAATCATATTACTAACACCATTAATAATAGCATTGTTAGTTGTTGAATTAGTGTAAAGTTCAATTAAATAAGAATAGTAATCGTTATCTTCTCCATAATCTACCCAATCACGATTTTTATCTTCGCTGATTTTAGGTCTATTGTATGAAGCTAAATTAACTATATGTAAGTTATCCATTATACTGTAATAAATTCGTTATCTGTATCGTTAAAAATATATGCACCTTCATTTACACTATAAGAAGTAACATCCGCTTGATTAGTGCAAAAGATTTTGTCTTTATATACTACTTCGCTTCCTGTTACAGTTATTGTATAGGTTATATCTTGCTTTACTGGAAACACCGCACTAAATTGATTGTGATATAAGTGTTCTGTGATTTCAGTAGTATCTTGGTTATACACTTCTGTATTTGTGGTTTCATTTATAATAGTTACATTATAAGTATCTCCACTTACAAATTGACGTGGTATAAAATTAATTGTTTGTGCTGATGCACTTTCTTCTAATACTATCATATATATACAATAATATTATTTGTTTTTTGTTATTTATAAAGCATAAAAAAGGGCAGCATATAGCCACCCTAATTTATCAAAATGAAACTCGGTTTAAGAGTTTGTACCTTCTGTTACTGTTACAGTTGCGCTAGTCATTCCTGCGAATGGGTCAGCAGCGGTTGGTGCAGAAACAAAGTTAGCAGGTTTTACTTCCTGTGCGTTTAGCGTTAATGAGTACCCTGAAAGCGAATCCATACTTGCCCCAGTACTTATGCTGCCCCCAGTTACTTCTGCTCCGTGTTGTAATCCCATAACAAACACATTTCCGTTATAATCTTCAACTGCTACGTGTGGTCTACCATAAGCCAATAGTTTTAATTCTTTGTTATCTTCTTTACTTAATTTTTTCAAAGTAAGTGTTAAAGTTTGGTCAAAGAAAGTCGTTCCGTTTTCACGTGAAGAAGTAATAGCCTGTTCAAAGCTACTATTTCCTTTCAATTCGTATTTAAAAGCAGTAAAAGTTCCTGTCATATCAGTAATCTCATCGTCTGTTTCTGTTACCGTTCCATAATCTCCGAAATCAGTAAAGTAAACAGCTTTAAGACCACCCACCACATCTTTGCAGGGTTCTTTTCTACCTTTGGTTAAATCACAAGCCATATTTTTTATATTAAAAAAGGGTAAGTAGGCACAATCGGCTTACCCACCCTTTAAGTTAGTTAATCTTTTTATTAGATACCGTAAGATACGATGTCAGAAACGATTCCGTATTGTACACCTGCAGTAAATCTCATTACTACACGTACATTTTGTGAACCATCAATATCAGCCATATCAATAACTTTTACTTCGTTGTGGTCTGCTAATAAACCTGTACCAAAGTATAAGTTAGATTTTTCAGCAGCAATTGCAGTGTTATCAGCTAATCCGTTTGCAACAAAGATTTTAACTCCGTCAAAAGTTAAACTTCCATTGTTCCACCATTGAGTACCCATAGCGTTTGTACCTGCTGCTCCTAATCCAGAAGTTCCAAATCCACCTAAAGCTCTTACATAAGCTCTAGCGATATTTTGTGAAACATAGATATTTAAATCTTCACTTCCGTAAACAGTAGAAGGAATAGCATCTACGATACTTCCTAATTGTGCAATTACGTTTGCAGCATCTACAGTAGTACCTGCAATTTTAGAACCACCTGTATGAGCAATATCTGCATCAAGTAAAGTAGTTAATCCATCAAATTGTCCGCTTGTAGCAGTAGAACCTTCCCAGATAGAAGTTTCAGTTCTTTGTGCTACTTTAGCTGCTACGTGTCCGATTAAGAAATCAGAGAAAGAAGAAGGTAAAGTATCAAAAGCTGAATATCCCATAGAGATAGCATCCCAATCATTTTGGAAATCTTTCTTACATAGTTGTAAGTTTACTTGTTGGTATTCTGGTTGTAATACTCTTTCATCAAGTGTAATTGTAGAAGTTCCAACAAAATCACAAGCCGCATCTGTTACGATGTCGTTTGTAGAAACTGTTTTTAATACTTCTTTAAATTTAATGTTTGGTTTAACAGTGATTCCACCGTTTTCAATTGTTGAACCACTTAATAGAGCAGCAGATATATATTGTCCTGCAAATTCTCCTGCATAAGTAGTAGTAATACTTGTTGTAGTTGCCATAATTTATTTATTTATTTTTTTATTTGTGATATTTTTTGTAATACTTTATCCGCAGTAGTCATAGTTCTATTTTGTGCGAATAGATTTAAGTTTGGTTTTGATTCAGCTTCTGGGTTGTGAGTAATTTTTTCCACAGGTGTTTCAATAGATAATTCTTCTTTTACTTCTTCCTTTTCAGCGTAAACCGTTTTAGTTGTAGTCTCTTCTGATTTAACAGTATTAGATTCTACCTCTTCGCTCATTTCTTCTTTAGGTTCAATCATTGCTTTGATTTCATCAATCATTGCCTTAATTTCAGAAAGTTCTGCTTTAGTAGCGTATTCCATTTCCTCCTTATCTTCTTCTGCTGCTTCAACTTCTTCTGCTTCGGCAGGTTCTTCAACTGCACCTACTGATGCAATGATTCCCTCTTTCTCTACTACTAAAGTTTCTCCATCTTCAAGTTTGTACTCTCCGATTGGTAAAGCTACCTTTTCATCTTCTGTTATAATGAACACGTCGCTTCCTGCTTCAAATGATTCACTTTCTATAACAGTACCGTTTTCTAGTGTGGCTTGAGCCAACTTAACTTCTTCGGATAATTCTACCCCAATAAGTTCTTTTACTTTGTTTAACATATCTGTTGCTTTCATATAATATTACAATAAATTAATAATTTGTTTGTTATAAATTCATTCAGTTCCTGTTATGTTCCCTATCCCTTGTGCTTGATAACTACCATCACAACATTTTCTTGAATAGGTTTTACCATCTTTGCACATACACGCTCTTTTGTCGTTTTGTGGACTTGGGTTTCTTTCTTTTTCCATTAGCTTAAACTTCCATTTTGTGTTCGTTGTATAAAATATATCACATCCCAAATTTCAGCAGTTCCACCGTGTGCTTGGATTCTAATCTCAACTCCATTCTGCACAAAGTTTGTATCGGTATAGTATTGAAATATTTCGTGTTCGTTTTGAATTGTATCATTTCCTTTATAGAATGGAATTACTTTACTTATTCTCTCAATTTCCCCATCTCCTACAAATCGTAAGTCTAAATGAGTTTGATTTGCGTTAGGACATCTCATTTTAAATACAACTGTAGTAATGTAAGTATCATTAGCGTTCAATCCAAGTATTTTTTTGGTTACACTATTGTAGAAATCATTAGTACCACTTTTAACTACATTCCCTGCGTTGTTGGGCATTACAACCTCAACCCCATCTGCTAAATCTAAAGTATCATCAGAACCTACATATTCCGTATCATCATATCTTGCCCAACCCAATGAATTTACACCACCTTGTGGATAAACTATTACGTTTTGACCATTATGACCCATATACAAGGCTTCATCAGTATGCAGCATAGCACCTTGTTCGATGTTTACACTATCTACTTCTGCTTGGTCAGTATGAAATACGTGTACTTTATAAGAAGTATTTTTAGTTGTCCCCATCTATTTGTTTTAATTTAGATTCAGCCCAAGATTTAGCGCTTTTTCCTCCCCATAATAAATAAGATATATATCCACAGGCTTCTGTATCTCCTTTTTCGTAATATACTTCTGCTCTTGATAAATAACTAAACATCCTCTTTATGGTTGCTTTGCTAATAGGTTCTTTATTTGCTAACTGTTGCGCTCTTACTTTTCCAACTTGTGTAGCACATTTGTTTCCTACTTTTTTGTTAAGTTCAATACCACGTTTAGCATTATTTGAAACACTATCAGGATAATCTGAATATGATTCTAATTGTTCTTCTTGTAAAAGTTCTTTTAGTTCTTCTAATAAATATTCATCTTCTATTTTAGATAGATTGTTTGGTTCATTTGGTCTTTCTAGTTTGTCAGCAAAGTAACCCTCTATTGAAAATCCTTTTACCTTTCCTTCTTTGACTTGTTTCCATACGTCATCATTTAAAACCTTCATAGATACCATCCAAGTTCCAATAGGTACGTTTAAATCGTACATTCTACTTTTATCTTGTTCAGATTCTACTATCCAACTTTCAACAGCAGTTAATCCTTTAAGTTCTAATTGGTGTTCTAGTGTTGCATTGTTTTGATTACCTTTTATAAAGAATAATTCACTTGCTTTACGGACTGTATTTTTAGAAAAGTATATATAATATTCTTGTTCTCCACTAGTTCTGTAAATTGGTTTATTAGGTATCAAAGCCGCACCCATTAAAATACGCTTTTCTTTATCAACTTCTGCAAGTTTAAATTCTTGATTCTTTAATGCAATAAAGTCTGATTCAATAGCTGGATTTTCAACTACGCTAATAGCTTCAATTCCTGATACTTCATCTGTTTCATCTATAAAAAGTTCTATTATATCCATATTTAAACAATAAATTTTAACTTGTTTTGTTATTTATTAACCTAGTGAAGCACCATTAACAATATTTCTATCTAATGCTTGTGCGTTTGTTACATCATTACTTACAACGTATGCTTTTACTGGTTCTTTTTTATCCTGACCGATTGTTTGTGCTAATTGGTTTTCGGGCGATGAACCTACTACGTTGAAACTAGGGGGGCTTGGTGCTGATGATGCTCCACGACTTCCTTTCATACCCCCTCCGGTTGGGATTTTGACGCTTGTTATTTCTTTAACGGTTTTAATACCAGAGGCTAATACACCTGCTGCTGATATTGTTTTTTGAATAGAACCAAATGGTTCAGGTATTGTTGTAGGCGTTTTTAAGACTTCAGTAAAACCTAAATAACTATTAATTGTAGCTTGTGCTATTGCTGCTGCTTTACCTGCTGCACTATTTTCGCCTAGCAAAGCAGTTATGCCTCCAAGAGTTTGACTTGTTAAATCTAATTTTTGTTGATTTGTTAATTCATCTTGTGCTTGTTCTTGTAAAGAAGATTGATTTTTTAAGTTGTTTAAATCAGCGGTAGCTATTTTTTGTTCCTCAATTCCTTTTATTTGAATTTTATTTATTTCATCGCTTTGCTTTTGTATTGCATCAAGCTCTGCTTTTCTTTCATTAGCTTTTGCATCCGCTTCTGCTTTTCTTAAACCCGCCGCGACTCCTAAAAGCTCTTTGTTTTTAATTAAACGCTGTTCTTCTAGCGATATAACGTTTGCGATTAGCTGTGCTTCTTCGTCTAAATCTTCTTTTTTGGATTCACTTAAAGTATTTTCTTGAATTTTTATATCTCTCCTAGTTTCTGCTAGTCCAACCTCTTTAGCAGTAATCTCATCTTCTAATGCTGCTGCTTTTTCAAGAAATGCTATTCTTTGTTCTGCTGTGAATTTATCAACCTCCGCTGCTTTAGTTTTTAATTTATTTATCTCAACGTTTGTTTTTGCTCTTTCTATTAAAAGTTCTCTTTCAAGTTTATTAGCATCAGCAATTTTATCTGCTAATTCCCCTGCTAAAGCTATTTCTTTTGTAGTTTCTTTTCCAAAGTTTTTAATCCTATCTTGAAACGTATCAAACGCCTTACCTGCTTCGTCAAAGTTTCCAGTAAATACGTTGTATATTACATCTCCTAAACTATAAAATATATCGCCTACATTTCCCGCAACAACTCCTAATTGAGATAATATTTTAGCAAATCTATTTTGACCCTGTTCACTTGATGTAAATGCTGCTGTAAGCGAAGTAACCGCTATTATTAAAGCACCTATGCCTGTTGCTATGATAGCACCTTTCAAGGTTTTAAAACTTCCTATTACACCCTTTAAGGTACCTTTAAGTCCTTTAAATTTAGTTATTGCACCACCTGTAACATTATCAAGCTGACCACCTAATTCTTCTGTATTTGCTGTTACTTTTTCTGTTTCATCCGCAACACCTTTAACAGACTTTTGCAATTCTTTAGAATTTTTAACTGCGCTATCCGTTTTTAGTTTAACTTCTATTTCTACTTTTCCCATAATTTATTTTTGTATTGTTGGTATGCTTCTTTAATTGATTCGGGGTATTTGTTTTTGCCTAAAGCAATGTCTATATATTGACCTTTCCATTTTTCAGTTCTTGCAAACTCCAATAAGTTTAATATATTTTGTATCATTATGATGTTGATTCTATGTCTCCAAATCCGTTTAATATTCCTAAAACTCCTGATGAGAAAGTTCCTGATATGTTTGTAGCACCTTTAATCCAAACTTTTCTGTAATTAAATTCATCTGTACCCCAAGCAATTTCTGCATTTGATACATCTCCTACAATAAATTTACCTGTATTACCATTTGAATCAACGTGCCTAAATGTATGAGATACTTCATACCAAGTATCTTTT